TGCGGTTACACCATCTAAAATGTTAAGTTCTGCAGCAGTAGATGTTACACCATCTAGTATGTTTAATTCTGCGGCTGTTGATGTTACACCATCTAAAATGTTAGCTCGGCTGCTGTTGATGTTACACCGTCCATAATATTAAGTTCTGCAGCAGTTGCACTAATAGCTGTACCGTTAAAATTAATAGAATCTAAATAAGCAACACCATCAATATAAATATCTTTCCATTCTTTTGACGAGCTACCTAGATCATAAGTATTATCTGTATTAGGTATTATGTTAGAATCAATCTCAGCAGCTAAGTTAATGCTGTCTGTGTCTGCATCTCCAAATGTAAGGTTTCCAGAGATAACTGCATTGCCTGTTACGGTTAGGTTACCACCAACATCTAAGTTAGCAGGTAAAGTAACATCATTATCTGCATCTTCAAACACAGCTTTGCTTGAAGGCAGTGTACAAAATACTGTTTTATTACCGGCTGCAAAATCTATTTTAGTTGTGTTACCTGCTGATGTATCGATTACCGTGGTTCGTGCAAGAGTGTCGGGAGACGCGTCACCAATAGTTCCAATACCTATTTCCCACGTGCCATCTGACTCGTGAACAATAATATAATAAGTTGTATTTGTATCACCAATACCAGTTACAAATGTTTCAAAACCAGTTGCAGCGCCACCTAAAGATATGGTACCCTGTCCAGTTGTCGTTGTGGTTTCTTTGACTCTATCGTTGAGAACTAATGCCATAAAACCTTACCCCGATATTCTTATAATAGCACTACTCGTATCTGCGGCTGGAAATTGTATTGTAAATGTACCGGCAGAAGTTGTAAAATCTCCACCAAAATCTAACATACATACTGCTGAATCAGTAGCAAGTCCTGCTGTTGCTGCACCACCTGATGATTGATAAATGAGCGCGAATCGCGCTGTTGTAGAAACTGTTGTAAAAGAAGTGTCAGCAAAATCTGCAAACACTATAGATGTAGAAGAACTACCTGTAACGCCGTTATTAGTTAGTGTGTTACCGGCTGCAGTGTAACCAGAACCTGATGCATTTGTTGCTTCATTAGTTGTATTGTAACCAGTTATAGCTGATGCAGAAACTGTTTTAGACGAGGTGTAAAGAGCAAGTTTATATGTGTCTCCGCCCGATGCACTAAAATTGTGATTACCTTTTAAAAGGTGTTCTTTAAAAACATTACATATTACGTTTGCCATATTTTCTCCTTACGGGTTTACAGATGGGATTGGTATTCTTACCGCTCCATCTCTATATTCTTCACGTCGTTTTTGACCCATTTGTTCTGTTGCCAGTGTCTTGACAGCGTTTTTATAAGACGCTTCGTACAAAGCTAGCATGTTATCAGGTCCTTTTAAAAATTTAAAAGCTTCGATTAGGCAGGCATACAACAATGCTGTTGGAGCATTTGTACTAACCCACGTTGAGGTAGTACTTGAAGATAATCCTGTTGGTTGAGCATAATACTCAATGTCCATAGTATAAGCCGCATTTGGTGTAGGTGCAAGAATTAATGAGTCTTCATCGTATGTTGCAAAGTATTTTGGAATACCTGTGCTAGATCTATTTGGCCAATATTCTGATATAAACGAAGGATCTTTTTTCTGTAAAACTATTCTTTCGTTGTCTGTTAATCCACCTAGTGATCCAGATGAGCTAAATATAGACACAAATCTAATTGCACTAAATAAAGCTGGTGTTGTACCAGGCAATGTTACAAACGGTGTGCTAGCTGTTAATACAGCACTTGCATTTTTCTTATATACGTCAAGATCTAACTCTCTGTATAGTCTCATTTCAGCATGTTCTATAAAATCATTAACAATAGTAGTTGTTAAAACATTACTATCTGTTTCTGTATAATCTCTTATCTGTGTTACTAGTTCTGCGTATGTTGTCATGGTGTTATTGTTGTAGGTCCTGCATAAGCGCGGAACCCTCCTCCTCTTATATTACCAGTTGTTGCAGTATCTGTCGACACTGAGAATGTGTATGTGTCCGTGTCTACCACAGTTATTGTGTAACCTGCAGCTGCGTTTATGTTTGTAGCTGTAATACCGTCAAAACTAGTTGCAGCATAAAAACGAACAGTGTCACTTGTTGATCTACCATGACTTGGTTCTGTTACCGTAATTGTTGAAGAACTAGCAGACCCTGTTTTAAAAGAATCTGTTTTTAATAAATTAGGTGCAGCTGTTTCTGTTCTATCTGGTCTTGCGTCTTGTAGAGCTTGTGCATCAGCTTTATGTGGTCTTGGTTCTAGTTGTGGATGTTTTGCTTCAAACTCAGAACCATGCACAAACGAACCATTCCATTCTTTTACCATTTCAGTGTATGGAAATGCCATACCACTACGATCTGATATCGCTTTTGCTTTTTTTCCTGTTGCAAAATTAGGCATTTGGGTAATACGCTTTCGGTGTTATAAATGTACTGGTAGATGAACCGTCTTCTACTAATGCACGATTTAATTCATCTTCGTAAATCATTTTTAATTGTGGAACTAGTTCTGGTTTTTCTTTTAACGCTAAATAATAAGATAAACCTGATACCATGCACGGTACAAAACGATAAGGAACATCACTCGCATTTGTGTAATCTCCAGCATCTTCTATTCTTTTTACATAGTATAAATGAACTTCAGAACCAGCAGCCGTAGCGTCTGGTGTCGGGTATACACTTACAGTCACACGATCAATAAAACGTTGCACGTAATATTGTGTTGGTTGACTTTTAGTTAGTTTGTTAGATAGAGCAGAATATGTTGACCTGTCTATTTTTGTTAATGCTACATCTGTTTGTGATGTAGTTCCTCTGCTAGTTCTAAATGTTGCTTCAAGTACATCGTCCATGCCAAAAATTGTAGAGTCTGTTTGTACTGTTGTTGCCTGTGCTCTGTTAGTGTCAGCTGTATCGTCTGCCGCACTTCTAAAAAAATGATACTCAGCTTGTCCTTCAACAAGATTTATATTTGTTTCTTTTAGTTCCCAATAATGCAAACCTCTATTGCCCCATTCTTGAAACATTATGTTTAAAGAACGTCTAGCAGATTTTAGTCTGTATCCGTTGAGGTCTTGAACACCTAGTCGTTCATAGGCTTCTTCCATTATTTCATCAATATAGAAAGTGCTATCGAACGTTGATGTTCCTGAAGTAGTGTTTGGCATGTGCTACTCCTTATTAATAAGATTTAATCAGCTCTAATATAATAGTGTAGTGATCATGTGCTGTGTGGCCATGAGTTGTTAGATCAATATCGCCATCAATACCTGACCCAGCATTATTTTTAATGCCTCCAAAAGATCTAAAATCCATATAACCTGAAACAGGTCCTGCTGCTGCACTGCCACCTAATACTAATCCAACTACGTTAGAAGAAGCGTTAAATTCTAATGCAACTCTCATTCCACCTATATCATACCATACTTGACTAATTGCAACCCTAGAACAATTGTCCCCAGATGCGTTGTTTACTAATGTATCTACATCTATTTTCTTAACAGATGATTCACCTGTTCCATCAGATATGTTCGTAAGTTTTATAACAGCGGTTCTTTCGCCGTCTGCTAATGTTTGACTTGTTACTGCGTCTGCCATTTTGTTTTTTCCTCCGTTAGAGAGAGGGAGCCGAAGCTCCCGCTCCACATAAAGTTAATTTTTATTGGTCTGCGAATGCAGGTGCGTCTGCACCTTCAGCGTAGCCCCAAATATAATAGTTAGTACTGTCTTTCGCTAAAATATTAATTTCAAACACACCAAAGTCTGTAAGAGTTATTTTAGAGTTAGAATTACCATCTGAGTAAATTGATACGTTATCAGCATTTGAATCAGCATGAACAATACCACCAAGAAAGAAATTAGTATTTCCTGGAGTTACTATAATTAAGTTTTCTGCTTCTTCTGCAGCTCCACCGTAAACAAATTTAAAGTGTGCGCCACCAACTGGTGCTGGTAAAGTGATCGTTCTGTTTGCTGCAAGTGCAGGAACTACAAGAGTTCTTCCACTGTGTGTTGCATTATCAAGAGTTTTGTCTTCATCCCCTAATGCTACAGGTGCATCACCCATAGTGATAACTTCAGTAATTACTCCTGTAGAAGAGTTTTTACTTACCGCTTTAAGTGTGCTTTCCGATCTAATCGGACCGCTAAAAGTTGAATTTGCCATAATTGGTCTCCTTTTCCGCCAGTACAGTCTGAGACATTGTCTACTGCATGAGTCTATACTGACTATTTATGTATATGCAGTGCGTCGAGTATACGCTTTTAAATGTAAATGTGCAAATAAAAAGGGGCCCGAAGGCCCCTTAATTACTTATTGATTTAGTGAATCTTAAGCAGATCCATCAGAACCATAAATACCACGCCAGTCAGATGCGCCGAAGCTGTATCTTTCTCTAGCTTTGTATCTCATGTTTCCTGTGTCAAAATCACCTTCCATTGCAGTTTTTAAAGCTGCTCTTTGGAAGTGTTTTAGTCCATTAGGAACGTCTGTTTTAATGAAGAAAGCATCGCTATCAGTTAGGAAGTTGTTTACCACGTATCCTTGTGGAAGCA